ATGGCGGCGGACGATGACGCCGCCGAAGAAATCTTTGCAGCCGGCGCCCACTTCGATCCGCTGCAAAAGGTACGCATCACCTTCGACGTTGCCCGGGGCGGACAGAACAAGGGCAAGAATCTCGCCCTGCATCTGGAAGCGGTCGACGGGAAATCTGCCAGCCGCCACCAGCCGCACACCCCACAACGCCCCGCGTCTGACGCGGCCAAGTCCTAACCGGGAGGGCTGAGCCGTGCTGATCCTCGACCGCGTCCTCTGTGACCTGTGCTTGGCCCCCATGGGCCAACTGCACAACCAGACCGCCGAGTTTTGCGACTGGATCAATGAAATCAGCACGCCGCCCCATTACGCCATCTGTCCTGACTGCTACGAGGCCAGCCGGCCGGTGCTGAGCGAAGCCGATCAGGACAGCGAATAAGGGGAACGTCCATGGGTTCGATTGAGAGCTATCTGGTCAACGTCACGCTCGGCGACCTGTGGGCCCTCCAGTTCATCCAGGGTCTGGTCTATCTGGCCGCCCTGGGACTCATCCACGGCCACCAGAGGTAACGGGTTATGGCTTTCAGCTGGGGGCAATACCTCGTCATCGCTGGTTTGTTTGTGGGAGCCCTGGGACTGGGCGTCGCCTGGGGCACTTTCCGGCTTGGCTGGAAAGAAATTATCGATGCTTCAACCAACTGAGGAAACTCACCATGCAAAAGACTCAACTGGCCGTGTCCATCGGCCAAGCCAACGGCAGCAACGACACCCGTGTCGGTAAAGCACGGGGCGGCAAGATCGCTGCTATCACTGCAACCGGCGCTCTGATGGCCACCACCGGCGCTGCACAAGCCGCCATCGTCGTTCCCCAGGAAATGCTCGACGTCTTCGTCGATCTGGCCACCGCCTTCGGCACCCTGGTCGCGGCTGGCGCCATCCTGTTCGGCGTCATCCGTGGCGCTCTGGCCCTGTTCAAACTGGCTGGCCGCGTGTTCTCGGCTGCTGGCGCGTAACGGGGAGGCGGGTAGATGCGTACGGCTATCCGCCTGTTACTTGCCCTCACCCTTATGGGGTGGGGGCAGTTTTTGTTTGCTGCTGACTATACGTGGTGGTCATATTTCTATGAGCGTTCCGCTTCGTCGCCGTCTGCGCTCTGCATATCTATCCAATCTTCTGGCGGTGGCGCATTTGTATTCACGACCACTAACAAAACTTCAGCTCAATGTTTAAATTCAAGTGGCAGTCCGGTAGGCCAGACGCACATGGTGCGCCAAGGCGACGGTTGTTCTGGCGGTAAAATTTACAACACTGAAACGGGTGGCTGTGAGGTTCCGCCTCCAGACTGCTCGACTGCGCCTGACATCTACAGCGCCCAAGAATGCAGCTATACCGAATCCCTCAAGCTGTTCTCCTGCCCGGATACCGTCAACAGCAACGGCTGTGCCTACGTCTCGTCGCCCAATGGGCAATCCAACTGCGATATATCCACTTCGATCTGCGTAAACCGCTACTCGGCTAGTGGCGATGCAGCGGAATCAGGTGCTCCGGAATGCACCGACACCACCTGCGCCCCCTTGCCCGAAGACCCGGGCCAAGCCCCGGAAAACTGCGTGACCAGTGGCGATTCCACCTACTGCTTCGAGGATCAGGAATCCGGCTGCGGTACGTTCAACGGCCAACAAGGCTGCTTCGAGGATGAAAGCGGTTGCGGCACCTTCAACGGCACCTGGGGTTGCTACTCAACCGATAAAGACACCCGCAACTGCGGCTACGCCAACGGTGAGCAAGTCTGCTTCGATCCCAGCAACCCAACCCAGCAAATACCTACTACCTCGCCGGACCACCCCGTCAACGGCGGCAATGCCGACGGCAACGAGAACAACGACCCTAAAGCCCCGGGCGCTACCGGCAACACCGGCGCCCAGGACGGCGATCAGGGCGCCACTAATGAAGGTCTAGACGAACTCGGCGACCAGCTCGGCGAAAAGATCGACAAGACCAACTCCTTGCTTGGCGGTATCGGCGAACTCCTCGGCGGCATTGGTGACCAGCTCGGCGAACTGCTCGATGGTCTGTTCGGCGAAGACTACGACGGCTCCGGCGATGGCGACGGTGAAGCCATCGAAGGCGAAGCCCAAGGTCTCGGCCAACAACTCGGCGACCTGATCGGCGAGCAGACCGAACAGATCATCGGCGAGCGTGACGCGGACGCCAAAATTGCCCTGGAAGATGACATTCCCAAGCTGGTGTCCGGTACAAACGGCATCTTCGATCCAGACGGCCCGGTGGTCGCGTCCCTGGATTTCCTCAATGACGTGCTGCCGTCTGCGTATGGCTGCAGCGACTACGAAATCGCCTTCGACCTCGGCCAGTACCACAGCACGCTCAAGCTACCGGTTTGCGAACTGACCCGGCTCAAGCCGCTGCTGGAATATCTGGTGTGGATGATCACCATCATCGGCTTCTGGAAAATCCTTTACTCCGGCCTGCGCCTGGAAGATGCCAAAGCCAACAAGGGAGGCTTCTAGATGGGCTGGGTCATCGGTTTTCTCAAGAAGTTCTTTCCCAACCTGTTTGGCCGCCTGGGCAAGTTTTTGGTCGGCTTCATTGGCCCGATCATTACCCCGGTACTGGCCTTCATCGCCCAGTTTTTCAAGAAGGTGGCGATCTTCTTCATGATCGTTGCCGCCATTCACTTTGCCGTCAACGTGCTGGTCGAAGCCATTGTCGGGCTGCTCGGTGAAGTGCTCGGGCATGGCGTTGTCCAGTACTTCGAAGTCGGCCGCATGTTCCTGCCGTCCAACCTGAGCTACTGCATCTCCCTGTTGGTCATCGCCAAGATCAAGTCGCTGGTTTTCTACTGGATACACCGGCTTTCCGAACAGTTCATCCATACCTGAGCATCCGCCATGGCCGTGTACATCGTCACCGGCAAGCTGGGTGCCGGCAAAACCCTGCTCGTGGTCATGCGCATCCTGGCTTACCTCAAGCAACGTCGTCGGGTGGCGGTAAACATCGACGTGAAAATGGACAAGCTCTGCCAGCGCGATAACCGCTACTCGCGTCTGGTTCGCCTGCCTGACCTGCCCTCAGCCGAAGACCTGATCGGCCTGGGCATGGGCCACGAAACCTACGACGAAGAACACTTCGGCGGCATCTTCCTCGACGAAGCCGGGGTTTGGCTCAACTCCCGCGACTGGAACAGCGGCGGCCGCACCGACCTGCTCAAGTTCTTCCTGTTCTTGCGTAAACGCCGCTGGGATCTGTGGCTGTGCGTGCAGAACGTCAACGTCATCGACAAGCAGATCCGCGAGTCGATTGCTGAACACGTCGTCTACATCAACCGCTGGGACCGGATGAAGCTGCCGTTCCCGTTCGGCTTCCTGCTGACCGTGCTGACCCTCGGCTTTTTCCGGGGCCGCCTGCCAAAGATGCACCAAGCCATTGTGAAGTACGGCGCCAAGTTCAACTCGCCCAAGGTCGAAGACTGGTTCTACCGCGGCGAAGAGTTTTACGACTTCTACGACACCACCCAGGAATACAACAAGGACTACGACAAGGGCGCCTATTCGATGCTGCCGCCCGGCTATTGGCGTCGTCCCGTGCCCTCGGCCAAACGCGATGCGGGGTTCTATATGCGTACCAGCAAAATCTTCTTCCGCCGCTTCGGCGTGATCAACGGCTTCTTCCTCGGCGCCTTCTGCGCGCTGGTTGCCAGCGTCCCGGTGTTCGCCGGTATCGCCCTGGTCAACCGGCCAACGACTAGCGCTGCCGTCCAGCAAGTCGAACGCCCCGCAACCGGCAAGCTGGCCGACGAGTTCCGCGAACTGCGCATTGCCAGCTACGGCAGATTGTCCGGCAACACCTTCTATGTGTTCCTCCAGGCCGATGGCTCCCGCCTCAGCAGCGCAGACCTTGGCGTCCGTGATGTACAGGTCAAGGATCGTGGCCCCCGCGAAGCCCTATTGGTTCGCGGTGATGACTTTCTTTCGATCTACAGGTGATCCCATGACCCCACGACAACAAAACTGGTTGTGCCTCTATGTCATGGTTTGGCTCGGCGCCTTCCTCCTGCTGGCACCACCGGCACCGGCCGCCGAACGGGTCGAACTCTACGATGCCACCTTGCAGGATTTCGTCGAGTGGTCGGCCAAGATCCTCGACAAGCCGGTGGTGGTCGGCTCCGATATTCGCTCGGCACCGATCAGCGTGTTTGCCTCCTACACCGACAAAGCCGATCTGGAACGCCTGCTCGACAACGCCGTGACCAGCGCCGGCTTTCACTTCTCGGCCAACGGTGGAAGCATCCTGATCAGCTCGCAGCCGATCCCCGAGTCACCCGACCTACGCACGCGGGTTTTCCAATTGCAGCACCTGCAATCGGATTTTGCTTACCAGTCGATCCGCGACGTTCTGCAATCGCGCACTGATCAGACCGAGCAGGCTTCCAGCGGCTTCATGGCTACGCCGTCGCCGACCTCCAACGCGGTGATCGTCACCGCCACCGATAAGCAGCTCGACGTGATTCAAAGTGTCCTCACCGAAATCGACAAACCGCGTCGGCAAGTGGTCATCACCGCCGTGGTCGCCGAGCTGGCCGACTCCGACTTCGAAGACCTCGGCCTCAACGTCAGCCTCGACAGCAAACGGATAAACGCTGCCGGTATCAGCCTGCGCGGTTCCGACCGCTCCGACCTGGGCTTCTCCCTGACCTTCTCCGGACCTACGCTCTCGGCCTTCCTCCAGGCGGTCAAAGTCACCGGCAACAACCGCATCCTCTCGACCCCGCAACTGCTCACCCTCAACCGCGAGTCAGCTTCCATCGTCGTCGGCCAGAACGTGCCCTTCATCACCGGCCAGACCACCAGCGGCGCAACCCCGGCTTCCGATCCGTTTCAAACCATCGTGCGCCAGGATGTAGGCGTGTCCCTCGACGTCACCCCGTTTATCACGCCCTCGGGGGCCATCGAACTCCAAGTCAATCAGTCGGCGTCCAGCGTCTCGGATGACACCAGCGCCGCCGACATCATCACCAATACCCGACGGATTTCGACCCGGGTGCAGTTGCCCGATGGCGGGGGCGTGCTGCTCGGTGGCCTGCGTTCCGAACAGGTCGACAAGTCACAAACCCGCGTCCCCTACCTGTCCGCCGTCCCGGTGGTGGGTCACCTGTTCCGTTCGACCTCGACCAGGCTCCGCGCGACCAATTTGGTGGTTTTGCTCACTGCCTCGATCCACGGGGCAGCAGATGGGATAGCGGTGCCTGATCCAGTGCGTGGGTTAGTCCCTCAAGCGGTCGACGAGGTGAGCAGCGGTATCGGCGCAGCCGGTGCCGCTGCGCGCCTCACGGGCCGCGCCCCGGCGCGCTGACGTTCCTGTAACACGTCAGATAAACAGAAATGAACAACCAGACTAAACCAGACTGAAGGGTGCGAAATGGCAAAGCCGAAGGACTTTTCCCGTATCGATATTGAAACCGGGCTGGAGCATTCGAAAAGCCGTCTGTTCGTTGATCCCGGCCAGATGGGTTTCATCGACCTGTCAGACGTTCGCCTGCTCCGCTGTGGCGTTGACACGGTGCGTCAGCTTTACCGGGGCATGATCCGCCCGGAAATCATGGCGCTGTTTGAAGTGCCGGGCAGCCTTGTCGATTTCGCTGGCCAGCGCTGGCACTCGGGACGGGTAGGGCGTGACTCTGGCTACCAGTACAAGCTGCAAAACGCCGACCTGGGGATCATCCTGTTGGTGAAGAACTTCAACGCCAAGCTCGATAGCATCGGCCCCCACCTGAAAATCGAAGTATCGCCCCACGCCATTGACGCCTTCTCACCTGAGCGTCTGCAAGCGCGCCTGGATTACTACGCTGACGCCGTGATGACCCATCTGGACATCAACCAATGTGCGGTTCACCTTGCCCTAGACCTCCAGGGCTGGACACCTCCCGCCGATCTGGTGGCCCGCATGCACTGCAAGGCGCGCACCCACCGGGATATCTCCGGCATCAATGAAATCAGCTGGGCCACTAAATCCAGCGTCTACGGACGGGGTGAAACCTCGATGTTCGGTTCTGCCGGTGGCGTCCAACTGGCCATCTACAACAAGACCGAACAGGCCCGCGCCACCGACAAGCTCGACTACTGGGAAAGCGTGTGGAAACGCCGCGACAGCTTCGACGAAAGCGACCCGGACAATTACAACCCGGCTCAGGACGTGTGGCGGGTAGAGCTGCGTTATCACCACTCGATCATCCAGCAATTCGCCAGCGGCTCGCTCGATCTGAAAACCGGCGAAGCCATTGACACCCGATCTTTTGCCGCCTTCTCGGGGCATCTGGACGGTCTGTGGCGGTATGGCCTGGGTCAATTCAAGCTGCTGGCCCGTCCTGGCTACTTCGCACCGATCTGGACGTTGATTCGGGATGACGTGCGGGTCGATCTGCCGGTTGATTCCTTGCTCGATGACACCGAATACAAGCGCTACTACAAGACGTCTCGCGGCTTCTCCGGCAAGAACGTCGAGCTATTCCTGGGAAACTTCGTAAGCCTACTGGCACGGGAGCGGGTGGGCGCAAAAAAGGCTTTTGACACCCTTCAGCAGTGGGAATGTTGGACGGTGATCCGCGACCACTATGCCGCCAAGGACATGAGCGAATACGACCTGTACAAGCACATCAAGGCGCTACTGGAGGAGCGGAACGTCAGGTGGGGCAGGGCGGTATGACGGTTCGCAAAGATGGGAAAACCTGGACCGCTGATTTCTATGAAGATGGCCGTTCCGGTCGGCGTATCCGTAAAAAGGGCTTTGCCACCAAGTCAGCTGCTCAGCGTTACGAATCGGACTATTTCGCCTCTCTGAATCAGACCGGCAGGCCACTCGATGATCGCCTCTCGGATCTGGTTAGTGTCTGGCATTCCTTGCACGGTTGTTCGCTCAAGGATGAAAAGGCCCGACTATCGCGAACCCTGGCTGTAGTCGAACGCCTGGGCGATCCTCGCGTCTCCGACTTCAATGCCTTGGCCTGGGCACGCTACCGCCAATCACGCCTCAAAGATGCCACGCCCAGCACGGTCAACCACGAACAACGCTACCTGTCCGCTGTGTTCTCCGAGCTGATCCGCCTGGGCGCATGGTCAGGCATCAACCCTCTGGCCAATGTCCGCCAGATCAAGACCGATCAGACCGAACTGTCATTTCTGACCCTGGAGCAAATTGGCCAACTCCTCGAGGAGTGCAGGAAGTCGACGAACAACCACACCTATCCGGTTGCCCTGGTCTGCTTGGCGACTGGTGCACGATGGGACGAAGCGGAAAACCTGACGCGGGGAGCAATCTTTGGGGGTAAGGCCCATTTTCACCGAACGAAGAATCGGCAGTCGCGGTCGGTGCCGATACCCAAGGAAGTCGAAGCTGCTGCGTTCAAGGTGGCCATGCCTGGAAACGGTCGATTGTTCATGTCCTGCCGGGCGGCATTTCGAAGTGCCTACGAACGCTGTGGCTTCCAGACGCCAGGACAGCTAACCCACATCCTGCGACACACCTTCGCCAGTCATTACATGATGGGGGGAGGGGATATTCTCAGTTTGCAGCGCATCCTTGGTCATTCATCCATTGCCATGACCATGCGCTATGCCCATTTGTCGCCGGAGTATTTGGAGTCGGTGCTGAAGCTTTCTCCTTTGGCACAAATTTTACACTTCAGCTGA